AGCGAAGAGGCATCATAAGTGCGAAGGTGAGGCATAACACCAACAGATTTATCGTCAGCAGAACGAATACCGATACCAATTCCAACACCTCCGCCCAGCATACTGAGCCAATTTACTTCCGCGAGAGTATTAACCAAGCCTTCAGCACTGTCATCGAGATATGGTAAGAAGCAAGAAATAGGAAGCCCGCGCTTGCTACGACCAAAGCTAAGAATGGGAGTAGAATAAGAAAGCCAATGTTTAGACGAGAACTCGTAAAGTCTTTGTGCATGCTCCGCATTCGAGCCAAACGTTTTTGATACATAAGCAAATCTTTCTTGAGGAGATACTTCATCCTCTCTCATATAACTTTCTTTTAATCGTTTAATACCCAATTCATCAAATAAACTATCTCTAGTATAATCGACATTAATCCCATGGACTACATCTTTACTCATCTTTACTCCAATTTTTATTATTTTACCGACTCAAAAATATTCTTTTGTATTTGATACCATTCAATCCATGCGTCACTTTTAACTGCACATTCGTAGTATGTGCTATAATTTATTGTTACTGTTTTAGATATGTCGCTTAGTTTTGCTTCATCTTTTAACTTTTCAAGTTGCGGGCACTTGGATAAAAGTCTTTCAGGAACATCTGGAAATTTTGCTTTTACTGGAACAGTAGTAGAACATGCTGTCATTATAACAGTAAATGCAACTAAAATAAAGTGCTTAATTACATTCATTTTGGTTGCTCCGCGGCATCATTGTGTGCTTTGATAAATTCTTTTGGGATCTCGCAAATTCCGCCAGGGGCGAATTTTGTATCATACTTAACTATCTCTCTATCTACATATTTAACAATATCATTACCTCGTCTAGTAATGTATTCTGTTTTCTTCACAACTTTTTCTACAATTTTTATATTTTCTTTTGCAGATTTAACTTCTGCCTCTGCGACTTTGGCTTCCATTTCTCTTACTCTGGCTTCCCAAGCAGCATTATCTGCTAGTCCGCCTTCAAGAAAAAGACCAAATGCTACAAGTATATATCCTACTATTTTTGTAGGGGTAGTGTAGGTTCGAATGAAAGGTATGAACCCAAAGAATGTACTCGCAATTACAGCTAATAAGCCTGTTGCGAGTATTGCATGAAAAATCCAGTTAGGAAGAAAAGATAGAATCCACATATTTTATTACTCCGAGAGTAATATATATCTTTTCATAATTCTTTAGTAAGAGGAAATACTTTAGAAATCACCTCAGCGCATGCTTTTGCAACTTCAATATGTTCTTTTTGTGTGCCGTTTTCTGATCTAAGTTGAATATAATGTATCCAACTACGCAAAGTACCAGCCATATACAAACGACTAACTGTATTACCTTCAGGAAGAACTACTCTTGCTTGTTCTTTTGCTATGCCATTATTAATAGCCCATTTATAGGTGTCTTTTGCCAGCTTGATTATATCATGTTGTTTTTCTTGCCACATTCTACTTAATTCTCTATCTGCAGGGTTAGACATATCTAACTCTACAGAATTTTGTCTGTTCTTAGCGTCTTGCAGGCGAGCCTCTCGTATATCGAAATCTAAATCCTTTGTAGGATCTGCATAACGCTGACTAAACTCTTGAAATGAGAATGAACGATGGCGAAGCATTTGTCTAGCAATGTCACGTGTTGTTTCAATTTCGAGTGTTAAAGATACCATCTCTAAAGGAGACCAATGCTTATTGGCAATCAGATATTTAATTAATTTTTCTGAGGTACCTTTATTGTTTTGATTAGATGGATTAGAAACTCGAGCACAAAATGCTACAAGTTCCGTCATATTTTCTGCAAAGTATTGTGCAGGTTGTGAATATGAAATAATTTCTACTTTCATATTAATCCCAAAGATTTTGATAATATCTACCAAACAGTCTAAAACCGTTTTGTATTCTTGCTTCGACTACCTTCATACCTTCATAATCACATTTATATGTGTTATTAGGGCCGTCTTTCATTTGATAGTATTTGTGTTCGCCCTTAGGCACTTCATTGCCGTCTTTATCAACGGGAACCCATATCATGTCATGGACACCGCTACGGAATTCTTCTTCCCAGCTGTCATCGACTTTACATTGAAATGCAAAAATCATTTCATCTAGAACATATTCCCAGCGCTTGAAATGGTTGCCATCGGTGTCCCACTCGTTTTCTTTCGGCGGCGCAGATGTTGATTTTAGTTCTTCTGGTACATCTTCATCGTCCACAAATCCCGCACCATGTTGTGTTTCTTTCAGTTGCTTTAACATAGGAAGGATAATAGGACTCAAGGTATGATCCATACTCCAAGTATCCCAGTAGTCAATTTTAACATAGTCAATTTTTGGATGTACACGATCCAATACCCATTGTATGCCTCGACTAATTGGGACTAGATAATCACTCCATCTTTCACACCACTCTGGACGCTCTACAAATTCTGTAGTTGCTTCTTCCAATGTAGGAATACCTTTTTTGCGACTACATTTAGACCAATCGGTCCAAAAGAAAATGTAATCAAAAATGGTATAAGGAGAGATCCAATGATCTCGATATTTTCCAATATATACTTTCATCAGTATTCTGCCCAGTATTCTGCCTTCTCGCCTTCTTTAGTAAAGAATGTATTCACTTTATGTTCATCGCTCCATGATTTTGCGTAATCATTTTCTTCGTCGCATAATTCTAATGCATCTTCTTCGGAGATAACTCGGTGACTAACAATAGTCTCGCCTAGATGTTTTTGACTAAATTCTTTTGCCTCATTCATTGTTACTGTATCAAGAGCCCATTCTGCCTTACCTTTTGGTACTTGAACCATATAACGCTCACGGAATGTACTGATACATTCAACCAATACCCATTCTTTTTCCTGTGCCATTTCTTTTTTCCTCAACAACCAAGAACCATCTTTTTGGTCAATCCATTCTAAAGTATCACCAATATGCCAACCTGTGTCCGCCCAGATTTCATCGTCAAGGGGAAGAATTAAATCCCCTGTTTCTGGATCTGTAATTAATGTAACAACTTTTTTCATCTTAACACCTCTTCCATTCCGTAAATTTCATTTTTGCTTCTAACCCTGAGAATACATTCTTTGCTACAATTTTCTTAGCGTCAATGCCATTCTCAACCATTTCATTTATGTCCTTTTCTTCGATAGTCTGAGGCCATATAACCACATTATAATGTCTATCTATGATCTTGTCAAGCACTCGGACAACATCCTTATTTCTCGGCTGGTTATCAATAATCATAACCAATTTATCTTTTGGCAAATCTAATGTTTCCATTTTTCCGAAAGATGTTCCACCCACCGCAATTGCATTTGGTAAAAACAAACTATCCAAAGGACCCTCAGTTACATAGATTGTTTTATCTTTATCAATTTCATTCATACCAAAAATTAAAGGATCTTCTTCTTTAATTTTAATTACCAAATATCTAAGTGACTCGCCTCTCAATCCTCTACAAGTAACACCCGACAACTGACCAATTGTATTATAGAATGGTATAACCAATCTTGGTTCTTCCGTTGTTATTTTGTCTTTGTATTTATCGGATAGTTGAACAATATTCTTGATGTTATCAATAAAATATAATCGTTTGAACTTATCTCTCGGAATCTTTCTTTTTAAACAGAATTTAACCACTTCGTGATCTTCGGGTAATGTATCAACTCTATCTAGTAATTTGTCTAAAAGAGTTTCCTCTTTCTTTTCAAATACTGGTTCTACCATTTTAAATTTATCTTCAATCTTTTGATGAGGTTTATTAAATGGCAAACCCTCATTGTATCTTTCCATTACATATTGATTATACTGATAACCATCCAACTGCTTTAAGAATGAACCAAAGTGCATAGACACACTACAGTTGTGACACTTATAAAATAAATCATTTTTTTGGGGATAAAAGAATCCTCGTGCTTTGTTCTTTTTGGTTTGTGAGTCTCCACAGATGATACAACGACAATTATATAACCTTTCACTCTTTTGTTTGAAAAGAGGAAGCCGACTGCTTATGAGTTTTAAGTATTTAAGATCAGTAAATAATGACAAAAGAAGACTCCTTACGAGCCTCAATTATAATATAATTTGACTAAGGAGTCAAGTGTTTAGAACAACTTTTCCAATTTGATGTGAGCCAGAACATAACCCGCAGAAATGGCACCACCCATTACCATCCAACGCCATTTTTCGATTGAAGCCATTTTATCTGCAATCGCTTTATGCTGTTCTGTACTAGATTTGGTTTGCTCATCTAGTTTTTCCATAACCTTGTCGTGTTTGGTTTCAATATTATCTATCATATCATCACGCATTTCGCTTATGCGATGATGCAGTGTTGAGTAGTTAGAATCAATTTTACCTTCAAGCTTTTCCACAGTTCGGTTAATTCCCTTAACCTCTGTTTCTAATACTGTTATTCGTTGTAATTCTTCTTGATCAGACATTCGGTTTTCCTTTTGTAAACATTGCATTTGATGCAGTCCATTTCTTTTGTGCTTTTTTACTTACCGGAGGATTATTATCTAAACCTGCAACACCTGCTGTTGCTACAGCATTATTTGCTGGGGCTACCGCACCTGCTCCCATTTCTTCGGTGAATTGCTTGAAGGTGAAAATCTTTTGTTTATCTAATGCCTCATTCACAATCTTGAGCTCCTCTGTCAAATCCAAATTAATTCTTTTAAGGAATTTTTCTTCAAGATTCATTGACTCTTTGCCATTTGCTAAATCTTCACGAACTAACGAATATGCTGCGGCAAGAGAAAGTAATCTTTTATTCTCAATAGGTAATTTTTCTATAATACGCTTTAATCTAAATACTAATCTGTGTAATAGAGTATATGCATCTCTAAGTTCTACAGTATTTAGATCGCGCATCTTTTTCAACTCTTTACCCTTTGCGTCTATAATTCCAAGACGAAATGCCTCAGTCTTATCGAAAGGAGTAACAAGCATATGTAATATTCTATATGCTATAATTGAGTCTACAAATTTTCCCATTTTAAATTTTCTTTAGGTTTTCTAAAATTGTTTCATCTATAGGTATATCGTTATCAAGTATTTCTATACCTTTTGACACAATAACTTTCATTGGCATATAATTTAAAAATACTAGGAAAGTTTTTATCTGAGGCCAAAACTTTTCTTCTAATTTAAAAAACAACATTTTTGTTGTTGCTTCAATTCCAAATAAATTTCCAAGTACAATTATATGATTAAGAATTAATCTTTCCTTTAATTCTTTTCCCACATTATGTTTTCTCAATAATCTCTTAATATATTTAAACCTCTTGAGATCATTTAAAAATTCATCCATGCCATTACAAGACGGATTATCGTAATTTTTTACTGCGAACATAGTAAAATTATCTTCAGTCAATTCAAAATTCATATTTTATCTTAAGGTTAATGCCCCATTTGTTATTGTTATTCCACCACTCATATTACCATCTGACAAATTTGCAAAAGGATTATATAAAAACTTATTAGAACTTCCTTGCAAAGATCTCAAATTTGTGTAGTCACTCGTTAGGCCTGTAGTATATATAACACCTGAACCTGCTGTTGTATTGGCAATCCATTTTTTCATTTGGTCTGGCTTTATGCCGGGATTAAGTTGAAGATATAAAGCGCCAACACCGCATACTTGAGGTGCTGCCATAGATGTTCCGCTTAATACAACTTGTTTAAAGCCTGCATCATTTCCATATGCGGCAGAGCTGAATGCATTTGTATTACTTGTTGCACTCAATACATTTGAGCCTGGCGCAAATATATCAACACCTGGACCAGTTTCACTAAATACAGATTTCCATTCCAATGACGATGAATATGTATTTGTGTCAGATGATCCAACCTTTATTGCTTGATCATCCAAAGGACTAGATCCTTGATGATAATTATAATCTGCGCCACCCGTTGTTAAGTAATTACTATAATCAAGTCCGCCTGGAACATCTACCTTATGATAATTATTACCCGCAGAAATAATGACATGTATTCCTTCGTCTATCATTTCTTGCACGTCTACATCTACTTGACCTTGTCTAAAATTTGCAATAAAATTTGCACCGTTCATCAAAGGAACAATACCGTAGTTAGTCCATCTATAGCTAGAGTCACCTGTTGTACTAGCATCACTATATGTGTTACCTCTGTATGTAACAGATGAAACTGTAGAATATGTTAAACTATATCCCCAACTCATATTAACTATTGTTGGTCGTTTAAATCCTGTTGCAGGATCAATTGGTTTATTTCTATGCCACAACTTTATTACGTCAAAGCAATCGCTAACAGATATGCCCGTACCAGAATCTCCTGCACCTTCAAGTCCATTTACTTTGAGAGAATAAATTCTAGCATTCTTTGCCCAGCCAAAAGTTCTACCTGCGGCAATTGCGGAAACATGAGTTCCATGTCCTTCATAATCTCTGTAATGATTTGCACTTTGAGTACCATCTAATCCGCTAGCAGTATACCAATTTATCTGTTGTACTCTCGTATTGCCCGCATTATCTAAAAACTCCGGGTGATATACTTCAATACCACTATCTTGTATTACAACATCGACGCCTGTTCCATCTAATGTGTAATCATAATTTCCTGTTGCAGTTAATCCAGAGCCATAATTATTAATTACGTTACTTGATCTAAACAATCCCCAGTTACTTCTTGTTCCTGTTGATACTGCGCTTTTACTAAAATCGCCTCTTTGGTAACCTTTAAATCCCATCACAACATCGTCTCTTTGAGATAATGGAATTTCTACAGAATATACTCTTGAATCGTTTTGTAGTGCAGATGCTTCTTCGTCTGTAAGCGAGTAATGACAGCTACGCAAGCTACCATCTCTATTATTAATAATTTCTATTTTTCTGTCAGGTATGAATTCTAAATTGATTGTTTCCGATTCCATCTCTTTCCAAAATGTATCGTAATCAATCCCTTTATTTAAACTGACAACATATTCTTTAAGCATTTGCCACACCTGTTGACGGGAATTGTCTTAATTGCCCTGGATATACTATTCTAACAGCGCCATCGCCACCTGGGGAAGCAGATCTATTATCTCCACCCACACCACCACCGCCTCCTTGTCCTACCGACATTGAGAAATAATCATTTGAACCATCGCCGCCATTTGTTGCTGGAGAAGTAGAAGTACCGCCGGCTCCGCCCGCGCCAGTTGTTCCTTTACCTTGAACACCAACACCGCCACCATTAGCACCAACACCTATTCTATTAGATTCGCTTGCATATCCTGCACCGCCGCCACCACCACCACCACTGTTTGTTGCTGCAGCATCACCGTTAAAACTTGCCGCGGATGCTGGACTGCCTGTAGCACGTCTACCTTTGCCACCAAAACCACCTACACCGGAATAACCTGCTGCACCACCACCGCCCGGTGGTCTAAATCCGACAGTTGTTGTATCTATTGTTCCACCATAACCACCTGCAGCACCGCCATCATATACACCTGAAATTTCTCCACCTGTTGCATTTGTGGAACCAATTACAACTTGTGCAGTTCCTTGTGTACCTTTAGAGCCACCGCCAGCAATACAGGAAAAGGCACTTGAGGCGCCTCCATTTGTAGAATCTTGTGTTGTTGTTCTGTTGATTGTTATTTGACCAGCGCCACCGGCACCTACGACTATTGTATAGGTTACTCCTTCGGTAACAGCAATATTATTTCTATATGCCAAGGCTCCGCCGCCTCCACCACCGCCAACACCTATTAAATCCGATCCTGCGTCTCCACCACCACCACCGCCTACGCAAATAACCGAAACGGCAGTAACCCCTGCAGGACAAACCCAATCATATGTTCCTGGTGTTGTATATTCATCTTGACCATATACATAAAAAGATTTGCCATAAAAATCATATAATGAAATTGTACTTGCATTGGCAGTTAACGAAGCAAGATGTCTTGCTTCTTTATCATTTAGAGCAATAGTTGCTTCTGCTAATTTGTTTATTTCTAGATTGATAGAAGAGCCTGCGCTACTTCCACCCATACTCATCTCGCCATCTGCATTTAAGGCCATCATTCGCCCCTTATAATTGCATCAACTTTATCTTCTAATTGTTTGATTGCTTCAACTAATACAGGAATAATCTTTTCATATCTAATTGTTAGATATTTTTCATCTATAGGGGCAGGTGCTGTTACTTCTGGTAATACACTATGAGTATCCTGTGCAGATAAACCAATTTCTCTTACCTTTTTATAGCCAAGAGACTGTGCAAGGTCGTTTGCCTCATAATAGAAGCCTGTCAATTGTCTGATAATACCTAATGCATCTTTTATTTCACCAACTCGTGTTTTTAGTCTATCATCCGAGTAATATGCAGTAATATTATTTGTTGCACGAATTTCTCCAGCATTTGTAGATGCCGCGGTACCTACACCCAATGAATTAACTTGCCCATTCGATGCTGTAGTAAATCCTCCAGGCGTTCCTGTAGCGCCAGTTAATCCTGTTGCCCCTGCAGGACCTTCTATACCAGTAGCACCTGTTGCACCAATACCCGTAGCACCAGTTGTACCAATAGGACCTGTAGGACCCTCTATACCTGTTGCGCCTGTGGCACCTATACCTGTTGCGCCTGTAGGTCCTATAGGTCCTGTAGGTCCTTCTATACCAGTTGCACCTGTTGCGCCCGTTGCTCCTGTAGGCCCACCTGAAGGACCTGTGGCTCCTGTTATGCCAGTTGCACCAGTTGATCCTGTTAATCCGGTTGCTCCAGATGCGCCAATTCCAGTAGCACCTGTTGATCCTATTACACCTAAGCCGGTAGCACCAATAGGCCCAGTTTCTCCTGTAGCACCAGTTGCACCAATACCCGTAGCACCAGTTGTACCGATAGGACCCGTAGGACCTTCTATACCAGTAGCACCTGTTGCACCAATACCCGTAGCACCAGTTGTACCAATAGGACCTGTAGGACCCTCTATACCTGTTGCGCCTGTGGCACCTGTTGCGCCGAGACCTGTGGCACCTGTAGGTCCCAATGGACCTTGTAGACCAGTTGCGCCAGTTAGACCTATTGGGCCCGTAGATCCTGTTAAACCAATATCACCTTTTAATCCTATCACACCTTGTAGACCAGTTGCGCCAGTTAGACCTATTGGGCCCGTAGATCCTGTAGCGCCAACATTACCTGTTAAGCCTGTAGATCCTGTTAAGCCTGTAGCACCAGTTGGTCCTGTAGGACCTGTTAATGTTCCTGCAAATGTGAATGATGATGTATCACTAGTAAATACAAATAAATTACCTCCTACAACATAAGTGTCACCTTGGACATTACCCGTTGCTGGAAGTAATGATACATTTGCAATTGCTGCTTTTAGGTTAATACCTAGTCCAGTTGCGCCTGTTGTTCCTGTTGGTCCCGTAGGACCAGTAAGCCCTGTTGCTCCAGATGGTCCTGCAATACCTGTTGCGCCTGTTGCGCCTGTTGTTCCTGTT